CCTGTAACCATAAAAGAACATCATCATAAGGAGCGGGGATATCAAGCTCATTAAAACGTTCTTCAATACTAATGTTAACAGCCTGTTGATTTGTGACATCCATTTTTATATTTTGGACATCTGTTTTAAAATTAACTCCAAAAGTTATGCCCCCTATAAGTATACCAGCTATAGGTATTATTGCAGTTCCGATACCAATTACTTTAGTGATATTCATTGTTCCGTCCTATAAAACCTAGGTTGACAATCACATATTTTACCTATACCTATGTAAGTCAAGATATTCGGGCACCCCAAAGCCTAGCCACAAATTAATGGAGAACCTACTATCTTTAAATTCTCCTTCATGCCTAGTCGCATCTACTGAATGAACACACTGGTTAGAGTCAAAGAAGATTGCGGTATTATGTACGGGGGGATAAGCTAATTGGTCTTCAATAGTTTTCCCACTTAGGACAAGTTCACCACCTTCATACTGTTTTGGCTCAGTATTAAAATGAAGTACACACGTAATTATTCTCATACCCGGTGTCTCTCTAACACCATCTTTATGCCACCCATAAAAACCACAATTACCATAGGAACTTAGAATCGTTTCTATATGGGTTGTTTGATTTATAATTGGAAATAGATGGGGGAACCCCGCAAAAGCAGCTAGTAGAGGATCACCCATTAGAGCTTGTTCCATGTGCTGTAAGATTTTGCTTTGAATTCTACGGTCTAGATAGTGTGTATCTAGGTGAACAACTTGATTTTGCCTCATACCCTGTTTTATAGTATCTTCCTTGGCTAGACATTCTTCGCATCCATCTGGAGCATCTTGTGGTGATGCAATGATAGTTGCCTCTATATACTCGGGTTCCAACCATTGGGCTTCTTCCAAACAGTCTCTAGCTGCTGGAATAGACAAGAAATTTTGAACTACTACGTGAGGACTTGGACTTTCCTTGTACTGTATATTTTGCATAATATTTTACTCCTTAGAAAACTAAAATCCATATACCAATGGCTACTACTACATCCGCTGTGGCCGCAATGTACATTCCAATAAGCATTAATTTATCTGCTTTAAACATACCATACCCCTAATTAAAAATCGTCTACTTCATCCAAGTTCAATGATTGAACATCCTTTTTTTCTTCCTTGGGTCTATTTCGACCAGCGGGATTATAAGAAATACCCGGCTTATTGAACGTAGGTTTAAATGTAGCTTTTTCTACAAAGACATCTCCCTGTAATCCAAAGGTACCTACATAATCTATACCATTATTTAAGAACCACATCTGTTGGGCTGTGGCTTCTTTAATAACAGGGGCCGCAAATCCTTGTTCCGATAAAGATTGTATCCAAGTTTTTACCAACGGTTTACGTTGACCACCAAATTCCTTGATTCCCCATTGTCTGTTCTCTCCTTTGCGTTTACGAGCATCAGCATATTCATCTATGTCTCGTTCTTGCATAGGAGTTTTATCATGCCAATCGGGTGTATAAGCATTTTGTATATCTTGTTTAGGTTTGAAAGGCTCCCACATCTCTGGGTCAATATAACTAGATATAGCTTCTTTACTATGAAAAACAAACTCTGTCTGAGGAGTTTCCCCATCTGATTCATACAGAGTCTTACCAGCACTATTTTTAACTTCCACTTTTTTCTTATGCCCTAAAGCCGTTCCCACAGTTAATCCGATAGCATCTTGAAACCGCTTAAATTCTTTCTCTGTCTCAAACGGTTTATCAAAATCCCCTTCAAAATACTCAGCTATAGCTTCTTTAGCTGTATAATTAGCATAATCCGTTCTTAAATCTTTAACCTTAACTTTATCATTTCCAGTAAGTTCTTTTAATCTCCGTGCATTTTTTTTAGTGTTAGTATCAAATATTTTATCCGTGGGTTCTTTACCTTCCATATGCATTTGTATAGCAGTTGCAACTGCCCTATTACGCTTCACAAAACGTTGTGGCCTATCGTGTTTACCCCGAAAAGTTATGACCATAGAATCTCCAGTTATTTGGATATCCTTCACTTTTAAATCCACAGCCCCAGATCCAGTAGGTTCCCCATCTTCATGAGTACGCTCATCACCTCCATGCCTAATTCCCAACAAACCCACTAAAGCTAGACAAGTATCCGTAGGACTCTGACTAAGTGCCTCTCCACTCATTCGTCTCAATGCCCTTACCCCTTTCTGTATATCTGATCTATTGTCTCTATACTCACTCCAATGGTCGTCTTTTAATTCTTTAGCACGGGCATGACTATAACTAATGCCTAATTCTCCAGTTTTAGGATTTCTCCACTTGGCTTGAATAGGGAAACCCTCCTTTAACGCTACATGAACATCTACAGCCCCAGGAGGAATACCTTTATTACCCCTATTACGAGTCTGCTTATGTTCTACAATCACATCATTTCCATTCTTATCTTGCTTACGTTTTAATTTCTTACCGTCTTCGCCCTTAGGAGCTTTTGCATCTGTAGCTTCATCTCCATTTTCATATTCATATATATTAGCCCCATGCTCAGGATGAGGTACTAGATGCACAAATGGACTCTTAGGGTCTGTGACAGGTTCGTGACCCTTTTGAGCATGGGTATCTAACCATTCAGCCGTAGCATCAATATACATCCCTTGTCTAGCCCCAGTATAAATTCTGAACCCTTTATTCCTCAGTTCACCAATTTCAGTATCATCTATATACCTACGTTGGCTTGAAGGTAATTGGTCTAATTCTTCTGGATCTTTAGCCCCTACATCCTTTAGTAAATAATCACTAGACATTTATACCTCATCATATTGTTCTGAGTCATTAAGGTCTTCATCCTCATCTTCGTCTTCTCCAGCTTGGGCTAATTGCTCTTGAGCCTTTTCATCTTCTCCCCCTTCTTCTCCTCCCCCACCTTCAGGGGATGCCCCACCCAGCATCTCCTGTTGCTGTTGTTGCATCTGCATCTGTTGCTCCTGTTGTTCCATTTGCTGCATAGTTTGCTCAATCTGGAGAGCTTGAGACTCACCCTGGAACTGGGTCATGGGTACGGACTCCCCTTCAATAACGAAGGCAATTTCCTCTAGGTTGGCTCCTTGGTCTTGAAGTTTAACAGTAAAGCCCATTTGATTCAACTGACTAGCTACAGCAACTCTCTGTTGCGCAAAGCTAATTCTAGTAGCTTCAGCCTTTTCTTCTGGTGTAGGAAGTTCTAATGTCCAATCTGTAATCCCAAAGGCATCTAATAGCAAGGGAAAAACTTTGTCATGGAACATGCGCTGGTCACCTTCCACCACACGACTCATAACTACAAGCTGTTGAGTTTGTGTAGATAAACCACCAAAGGCTTCGGGTGCGCCCTGCCATGCGGGAGTTACTCCCCACATAGCTGCTATGCGTTCACGTACTTCTTGACGTACAGGCAGATAATCCATCTCCTGTAGTGTATGAAACAACCTAACCATGTCAACTCTGCCCCTATTATTTCTAGCTGATACTGCTACCATAGGGACAAAGTTAGGATCCATACGAGTTTGAGCAGCCATGTTAGACCGTTCACGCCTCAATGATTCAGGGTCATCAGTAAAGACCATAATCATAGAAGCTGGCATCTTACGCTCAAAGAAATACCTATATAAGTTTTTATCCATGCCAATCAAGGTAAGGGCTTTCTCAAAGACGGTAAGGATAGGACTCCACCCATAGGTTTCACTAGGGGAGAACTTAGAGACATGAATAACTTCACTATCGAATAGATATATATGCTTGTTCCTATGGTAATATTTGTACATAATGGGCTGGCATACTCTTGTACAACCAGGGTGGTCACATGTTTGAGGAGTATCTTGAACGTCATCCCTATGAATAGGGCACAGGAAATGAGCGTTTTTCGGCAATCCCGCAGTATCTAAATCAAATTCAACCAAAGCAGGATTTAATCTACGAACTTCTATAATCTTAGAACGTAATGTATCATCATCCATAGTTTTATATTCTTTAGCTAAATATAAAAACCCATCATCTACAGTATTAATATCGTAGTGGAACTGTTTTAAGACCTCCTCTAAACTTTGGTCAAAGACATTACAATCCTCTAAGAACTTCCCAAACCGTTCCTGTTGCTCATGGTCTGGGTCTTTTATCTTAGCCTTCCATTGGATACCACGCCTAAAAACCTCACTAGTAATAT